GCCTAAATGATAAAAAATATAAAATAAAAACTCCAAATGGTTGGGAAGATTTCCGTGGAGTTAGAAAAATAATAAAAAAAGGTTATCTCTTTCTCAATTTTGGTGACGGCACAAACCTAAAATGTTCAGCTGAACACAAATTATTTTCCAACGAAAGTTTCATCGAAGTTGTCAATTTGAATATTGGAGATTTTGTTGAGACTCAAAACGGTAAAACTATTTTACTGGAAAAAATATACTTTAATGATGAAATAGAACTGTATGATATTGTAGATTCTGGTGTAGATAAGTGTTATTATTCAAATGGTGTTTTATCACATAATTGTGAATTTATTGGTTCTTCCGCAACACTCATTCCTGCATCGAAACTGAGAACTTTGGCCTTCAAGAATCCTAAAAGAACATTTGATGATATCGATGTTTATAGAGAACCTGAAGAAAAACACATCTATGTTATAACAGTAGATTGTGCAGAAGGTGTTGGTCAAGACTTTTCAGCCTTCTCTGTATTTGATGTTACCGAATTACCATATAGACAAGTAGCTAAATATAAAAATAATAACATTTCTCCCTTGTTATATCCTACGATGATATACAATGCTGCGAGAAAATACAACAATTCATATGTTTTGGTTGAAACCAATAACATTGGACAACAAGTGGTGGATATTTTACACTATGATTTAGAATATGAAAACATCTTTACCTTAGAACATCACAATATTAAAGGTCAACACATATCAGCTGGATTTAAAAAGTCTGTTTCTTTTGGATTAAAAACAACCAAATCTGTTAAAAAGATAGGTTGTGCTAACCTTAAAACTCTGATTGAAAATGATAAATTGCTGATTGAAGACTTTGATACTATATCCGAGTTAAACACTTTTGTAAGAATTAAAGACTCGTATGAGGCGGAAGAAGGTAATAATGATGATGTTGTAATGACTCTGGTATTCTTCTCTTGGTTGACGGCTCAGAGTTACTTTAAACAGATAACAGATTCAGACGTAAGAAAAACATTATCTGATGATCACAATTTAATGTTGGAAGAGGACATGTCTCCAGTAGGTTTCTTTGATGAAAACATTTATAGACAGGAAACTTTCAGAGAAGGAGATGATATGTGGTCAATAGTAGAAGATCGAGGTTATAAAACTTCGACTTTGTAAAAACATAAATACATCATAAAATGAGATAATTTCTTAAGATTATGAATATAATAAGGAGAACATAATATGGCTTTTCAGATATCACCAGGAGTTAATATCTCCGAAGTAGATTTGACAACAGTTGTTCCTTCTGTTGCAACTACTGTTGGTGGTTTGGCAGGAGATTTTGCGTGGGGACCAGTAGAAGAAGTTTATAATATTTCTAATGAAATCCGCCTCGTTGACACTTTTGGTAGACCAACATCAAATACTTTCGGACATTTCTACACCGCAGCTAACTTCCTTTCATATGGAAGCAACCTGAGAGTAGTTCGTGCAGCGAACACAGGAACATTAAACGCAACAACATCGAATGTTGGAATACAAATCAAAAATTCAACAGACTATGAAACCAATCACTCATCTGGTTCAGGTAACGATGACTTCGTTGCTAAATGGCCAGGTACGTTAGGTAATTCTTTGGGTGTTTCTATTGCTGATGGTAACACTTTTTCTACATGGGCATTTGCTAATACTTTTGATTCAGCAGCAAACACATCACCGTATGTTGCAGACAGAAACGGAATTAATGATGAATTGCACATCGTGGTTTATGACACCGACGGAAATATTTCAGGTGCAGCGAATACAGTTTTGGAAAGATTCGGATATGTTTCGAAAGCCTCTGACGCTAAAAATTCCGATGGTTCAAGTAACTATTACAAAGATGTTATCAACGAGCGTTCAAAGTATGTTTGGTGGACAAAACATAACTCAGACGGAACAAACTGGGGCACAACAGCTGCAGGAAAAAGTTTTGATAGAATGACAGCATCTGATACCTTTGCATTATCTGGCGGTACTTCAACTGCACCTTCTGTTGGTGATTTACAAAGAGCATATGATCTGTTTTCGAACGCTGACTCGGTGGATGTTTCACTTATTATGTCCGGACCAACAACAGGAAGTACATTGGTCAATCACCTTATTGGTATCGCAGAAAGTAGGAAAGATTGTTTGGTTTTTGTTTCACCACAAAGATCGGATGTTGTTGACAATTCAGGTTCGGAAACAACATCAATTCTTTCAACACGTTCAAATTATACATCATCGTCATATGTGGTGATGGATAGTGGATGGAAATATCAATATGATAAGTACAACGATGTATATCGTTGGATTCCATTGAACGGTGATATCGCCGGTCTTACAGTAAGAACTGATGTTGAACGTGATCCATGGTTCTCACCAGCTGGTTTCAATCGTGGTGTTATCAAAAATGTTGTTAAATTGGCCTGGAATCCAAGCCAATCTAGTCGTGATTCTCTGTACAAAGTAGGTGTCAATCCTGTGGTTACATTCCCAGGAGAAGGTACAGTCTTGTATGGTGATAAGACACTGTTGTCCAGACCTAGTGCATTTGATAGAATCAACGTTCGCAGACTCTTTATTGTTCTAGAGAAATCTATTGCTAAAGCTGCACGTTCGAGTATGTTTGAGTTTAATGATGAATTTACTCGAGCTCAATTTGTTAACTTGGTTGAACCTTTCCTTCGTGAAGTTCAGGGTCGCCGTGGTATCTTTGATTTCCGTGTTGTATGTGATAATACAAATAACACACCAGAAATTATCGACCGTAATGAATTCGTAGGTGATATCTATATCAAACCATCCCGTTCAATTAACTTCATTCAACTTAACTTCATTGCTGTACGCACAGGTGTTTCGTTCCAAGAAGTTGTTGGGCAGTTCTAATAAATAAGAGAGAGGAGATAAGAAAATGGCATTTAATGTAAATGAATTCCGATCTCAAATGCAAGGAGATGGCGCTCGCCCAAATTTATTTGAGGTGAGTATGCCGTTTCCTGCTTTTGCGTTACCAGGAAATGCTCAAACTAAAATGAGTTTCATGTGTAAGACAGCACAGTTACCAGGATCATCAGTAGGTTCTGTTCCCGTCCAATACTTTGGTCGTGAACTGAAATTTGCAGGTAACCGAACGTTCGCAGATTGGACCGTGTCTGTTATTAATGATGAAGACTTTGTTATCCGTAATGCATTCGAAAGATGGATGAACGGTATCAACAGTCATGCTGGCAACTTAAGAAATGCAGCTGCAGCAACATCATTGGGTTATACTGTAGACTCTGAAGTTAGACAATATGGTAAACAAGGTGATGTATTGAAACGTTATAAATTTATCGGTGTTTTCCCAACTGATTTGTCACCAATCGATGTAGATTGGGGTTCAAATGATTCTATTGAAGAATTTACAGTTTCACTCACTTACCAGTGGTGGGAATCTACTGAGGATAGCGTAGCATAAGTAAAGGTGGAAGAGAAATCTTCCACCATACTTTTTATAATGAAAAAAGGATAAATCAGTGGCATCAATAAAACTATTCGGATTTACGATAGGTAATAAGGATATTGTTCAGAACGAAAAACCTGAACAGGCCTCCTTTACACTCCCGACCGCAGCGCTAGATGATGGTGCAGTAACTATCACACAGAATGCACATTACGGAACATATGTTGACCTAGAAGGTTCGGTACGTAATGAGTTGGAACTAATTACTCGTTACAGAGAGATGGCAAATCATCCTGAATGTGATATGGCAATCATGGAAATTGTTGATGAAGCTATCACACATTCCAAAGATAATAAAGTTGTTGATATTGTTTTAGACAAACTCAAACAGCCAGAAAGAATCAAGAAATTAATTACTGAAGAATTCGGTAATGTGTTGCGTATGTTAAATTTCCAGAATTTAGGTGGAGATATTTTCAGACGTTGGTACATCGATGGTAGAATGTATTTCCAAGTTCTAGTAAACGATAAAAATCCCAAAGAAGGCATTCAAGAACTACGATACACCGATCCCAGAAAGATCAGGAAAGTACGAGAGATTAAAAAAGGAAGAGATCCTAAAACTGGCGCAGAAATTATTCTCTCGATTGCTGAATACTATGTGTTCAATGATCGTGGAACAGTTACTCAAACATATACAGCCGGCACCAATCAAGGTCTTAAGATTGCACCGGACTCTATACTTAACGTAAACTCCGGTTTAATGGATGCAAAGAACACCTTTGTCATATCATATCTCCATAAGGCAATCAAAGCACTCAATCAGTTAAGAATGATTGAAGACGCTGTGGTTATCTATAGATTATCAAGAGCTCCTGAACGCAGAATTTTTTATATTGACGTTGGCAATTTACCTAAAGGTAAGGCCGAACAATATATGCGTGACATCATGATTAAATACCGCAATAAAATGGTATATGATGCAAACACCGGTGAACTCAGAGATGATAGAAAACACCTCTCAATGCTTGAAGACTTCTGGTTACCTAGAAGAGAAGGCGGCAAGGGAACAGAAATCACCACTTTGCCAGCAGGACAGAACCTAGGCCAGATGGATGACGTTTTATACTTCCAGAAGAAACTATTACAGTCTATGAGTGTTCCATACTCCAGACTCGAACCACAAGGTGGTGGAATGGTTGGAATTGGTCGTTCAACTGAAGTTACAAGAGATGAACTCAAGTTCAATAAATTTATTGAGAAACTTAGAAACAAATTCTCACAAATTTTTGATGATGCTCTAAAGATACAATTATCATTGAAGGGTATTTGTACCGTTGAAGAATGGGAAGAATTTAAAGAATACATCACATACGATTTCAAGAAAGATAACAACTTTACCGAAATGCGTGAAGCTGAATTATTGAGAGAAAGATTAAGTACTCTTAACATGGTCGATCCATATGTCGGTAGATATTTTTCAGCTGAATGGGTTAAGAAAAATGTTCTTAGATTTACTGATGAAGAAATCGAAGCACTTGATAAACAAATTGAATCTGAACCAGAAAGAGTGGATCCTAATCAACCGCAAGAACAAGTTGATCCGGAACAGTATCAACCAGAAGATAATACCGTAGATAACACATCAAACGAGTCACAGACTCCTGAATTAGATAATGCGGTAGATCGATATTCAAACGTACTAAATAAAAAATAGAGGTGTAAATTATGGAACAAGTAAGAAATTTTATTGATTTGGTAGCACAGGGAAATAACATTGATGCAAAATCCACACTTGAGGATTTAATTTCTTCAAGAGCTTTTGATTCTTTGGAATCAAAAAAGAGAGAGATGGCATCATCACTTTTCTCATCAGACGAACAAACGGACTCACAAGAATAGTAAGATGAAATCATTAGACGAATTTAAATCTAAATTGACTGAAGAAGAGAAGAAAGATTTCTCTAAATTTGATGCATTGGTACGAGCAGGTCTGGCAAATAAAGCACAGATCACTCGTCTGCATCAAATTCTGGATAAGATGGGTGAGGAACGTCCAGTATTTAATAATGCTGACCGTATGATCATGCAAAATCTTTTTAACAAAATGATAGATTTGATTTCTAATAATAAACAAATTTTTCAACAAACTAGAAGAGCGGTAAGAGAAGAAGTT